TTTCTGAAGGAAATTCATCGTCAATTGTAAAATATATTTTTGCAGTTGAATCTATTCCAATATTACCAAATTTTACAATTTTAGAAGTTCCATCTTGATTTACAGGGAAATATGAGTTTGAAAAATTTTTATCAGTATAAAACTCAAGGTTGAATGATTCTGTTCTTCCAATTCCTGAAAATGTTTGAGAAAGAGAAGAATCTGATAAATCAAATACTATTTGGTTATTTCTAAGTACATCAATTTTTGGATTTACTTTTGATAATGTTCCAGAAGATGAAGATGTAATATTTACAACTTGTCTTTGAGTTGCAGTTGCTCCATAGTATGAATCAGAGAGTTTTATTCTATTTTGATCATATACTATTGCATAATATATTTTTTGATCTTCTAATCCACTTGCTGGTGATAATGATGTGTGTATTAATTTTTGTCCATTTTCATAATTGTGATTTTGTATAGTAATTAAATTTTCATTTACATCAATAGATGAAAATAATTTTGAATCTGCAATAAGAACCCTATGATAATCACTATATGAAATTTTTATAGATGTACTTATACCTGGATATGATTCAAGGAAAACAGAATCTCCAGACTGAAGATAATGTGTAGTTGATGTAGATACTGTTACAGTATTTTTTGATACATTTCCTTTTGATACATTATTAAATCTAGTTGTAAAACTATGATATTCTCCACCTGTACCAATTCCTATAAAATATAAAGTAGAGGAAGTTTGAGAAATTCCAACAAAGTCTCCATTTGTACCTAATCCGACTTTAGTTGTAGATATTCCAATCAAATCATTAGATATTTTAGCAGCATATACAATACTATTGTCTTGCAAATAGAATGATCCTATTCCAGTTGAAACTGATATTGGATTTCCAGAATTTGATTTATATAATAATTCATTTCCTGTCTCAAGTCTATGATTTTTAATATAAATGCTCTTTTCTGGAATTATAATAGAAGTAAGTCCAATACCTGGGTTAGAAAATATTAGAGTATGTCCAATTCCAACAATTGTACCAATTCCTAATGACTCTTTTGGATTAAAATATATCTCACGATTTAAGTTATAATCTTTATTTTTTAAATCAAGAGATAGATTTATATAGAATTTTCTTGGATTTTCTTCAAGAATAGTATATGCAGAATGTGCAGAAGAAACTGTTGAATTTTGTTCTCTTAAAACTCTAATTCTTGATGATTTAGAATCTACTTCTAGGATTTTAATATCCTCAGATCCAATAGTAAGTATATCATTTTCACGAATTCTTGGAAACTCAAGCAATCCTGAAACATAAAAATAAGTAACTATACCAGTTACAGAAGTATTACCAACTCCCAAACCTAAAATAAAATTATCCGGTCTTACTTCAACATTAAAATTATCATCTAAAGAAAGATCATAATCATTTAAAGAATCTATATTAATAAGTTCTGAATTTAGTAAATTATGTGGTGTACTAGAAAATCCAATTATTCTATTTGAAATTGATGATGGATAAAATTCCACATCATAAACGATCGTTTCAGTTTTAGATATTCCAGTAATAGATCTTCCTTCTAGATATTTTACTTTAGCTGCTGCTCCATTTCCACCTGAATTTGTGCTATCAAAAACAATTCTATCACCAACTTCATAATTCTCACCACCTGATATTAATTTAATAGAATCTATAGATCCTTTGGATGAACTTTTTATTCTTGAATTCTGATATAATACATCTCTTCTATCAAGAACATATTCATACTCAGAATTATCACTTAAATTATTATACTTATAAGTATTTCTTACAATACTTCCAGAATTGAAATTAAATTCTTCTTGATTTGAGTCAAGATTGAAATTAAATTGTATTGGTTTTGATTTGTAAGTGTTTCCTATAATATAAGGATATTTTGGAATCTTATCACCTGCAAATACTCCACTATCTGAAATATTTGAAGAGAGAGTCATAAAATAAGCATATATACCATTTGGAAATTCAGGAGTTACACAAAATCTTCCATTATGCTCATCTAAATCGCCAGAATTACTATATTCGTAATCTTCAATGAAATATCCCGCAGGAAATATCTTTTTATTTGGTCTATTTGGTTGACTATCAATTGGATCATCATATCCACTCAATATTTGCCTTACTGTTTTATTTTCTGGCGAATCATATCCGTAGGGTCCATATATTGGATGTCCATCATAAGACCATCCTAAAATTGGAGAATGATATTTTTCAGTATCAAAATCATTCTGATAATCATTTTTATAATTTACAATCCCATCTTCAGTTCTTTGAGAGTATACTTTTTTTCTTAAAGATCTTGGGGAATATAAATGAGTATACTGTAATCCATAATTTTTATTTTTTCCCCTATATACAACGCCATCATCATTTGCAATTTTAGAACTTTCTAAAAGTCTTTTAAATTTATTAACTGTCCACACTTGAGGATATGACTTTAACTCATATCCAGATAAGGGAACGATTACTTCAATTACTGTATTCTTCTGTTGATAATTAATTCCACTATTTATAACTTTAACCTCAACTAATTTTCCATCAGAAATTATTGGAGTTAATACTGCACCTACTCCAAATCCCCTAACAATTAAATTTGGAGGAGAATTGTAATTTTCCCCTTTTTCATTTACTATAACACTTACAATTTTTCCAGAAGACACTACTGGAGTTACTCTTGCACCAGTTCCTGCATTTAAGTTGAAATTTGGTTGTCTATTGTAATTAATAATCTCAGAAGATCCATATCCAACACCACCATCATAAAGAAATACTGAAGATAATTTTCCTCTAAAGACTGGTTGTATTTTTGCGGATACATCTACATTTGAAATAGTGGATATTCCAACTTTTCCAACAACAGAAACTTGTATAGGTTCATATCCAAAAATATGAGGACCATTACCTTTATCTTTGAAATTTACAAATTGATTTGTATTATAATAAAAATTCTTTGATGTAGTGCCTAATCCAACATTTGAAAGTTTAAATGATGTTGAATCAATTCTTGTAACAATATAACTTCCAGTATCTAATCCTGATATATTTTGAGTTCCTCCATAATAATAGATAGTTTCTCCACTAGTAAATGGATGTTCATAAACTTTAATTGTATTTGATGCTGTGTTAATTCCAGAAACAGATACTGATATTTTTTTATTTTTATATCCAGATCCAGAATTTTTAACAATTATAGAGTTAATTTTACTTTTTCTTTCTGTAGATTCAAATCTATGATTTCCAATACCATAAGAAGTTATGCTTATGGTGTTAATTCCAGATAATGCATCATTTAAATTTTTATGTAAACTAATTCTATAATCATCTATTACATTAGCATAATATTTTGCGCTTGTACTTAACCCACCAATAGAAGTATTACCATTAGTATTGTATATTATAGACTCACCATCTCTAAATTTATGATATGTAGAAAATCCAATAATATCTGAAGCAATATTAATTTTACCATTAGTATTTGTTGAATTTATATCTACAAAATGATCATAATCAATCATTTTAACAATTGCTGTTGCTCCAGATCCACCGCCACCAGTAATATTAACAACTGGTGTATCAATATAATCAAATCCACTATCAATAATATCAATTCTACTTAATCCACCTTCCACTCCACAATATCCTTGTGCGGTAGAAGTAATACCATTATCAATAACTTCTAATATTGGTGGATTAATAACATCTAAATCTCTTCCTGGTGATATAACTTCAATTGATTTTAGTGGTCCATAGTAAATATAGTCTTCAGACTTATAGTTTAGTATTTCAACACCATTAATGAGTATTCCAGTTGTTCCTTCATAAGTATCATATACCTTTCCATCATTTATTGGATCCTCTAAAGATCTCACTAATCTTTGTGAATCTATAGTAGACGGTAGATTATCTTCTTTTGAGAAACGAAGTAAACTTATAGTATTATTTGATACTGTTGTGCTCGCAATAGAAATATATTTCTTTGAATTAATATCAGATCTGCTTCTGGATAATCTTATTTCAGTTTCACTTTCTTTTTTAACAAAATATACACCTGGTTGAATACTAAATTTATTTCCAGTTGAATTTAAATCTTCTGGATTATATACTATAGCATCTCCGGTTATAAATCCGTGGTTTTGCCCATCATTAACTATTTTGAGTACTTCACCGGAAAAAGTTCCATTTAAATTTATCTTATAATCTTCAACTACAATATTTTTATTAGTACCATAATATGGAAGGGAAGATGAAGTTACATATTTAGTTTCATTATTAATATCTTTATATACATTCAATACATCTGATATGAAATTTTTATATTTGGATAAAAATTTTCTTACACTGAAAATTTCAGATATTTCATATTTAGAAGTTTCAATTTGAAAAATTTTTCCAGGAACACTTCCAGTAGGAATTTTTACATTTTCTGGTTTTATTATAGAAGTTTCTCTTTGTCCCGTTGATTTATTGATATATTCAACTTCAACACTATCTCCTTCATATATTCCATTATCATCATAAGTTTCTATTGTATACTTAAATGAACCATCATCTGTAAATTTAGAAACATCACATTTTACTGATTTATTAAATACCCAATTATTATCCTTTATTTCACTACCATTATATCCAAGATATAATATTCTTCCAATATCTCCATTTTCATAGTATTTGCTTCCAGATGGAAGATCAATATCTGAAAGAACTCCAGTAATTCTAAATTTAATATTACTTTCATCTGGAATTTCAGATCCACCATAAGCAAATGTATTGACTGAAATAGATGTTCCTGCAATAATTGGATTTGTCACTCCAGAACAATTTAAAAATTGATCTACAGTTTTTCCACTATAAGATATAATTTGAGAATTTAAATCATTATTTAATATTAGTGTTCCTTCTGTAGGAAATCCAATTGTAGAATCTACAGCAATAGTTGTAGAATTACTTGAAATATTTTCAACAACTATTGTTTTTGGATGTATAGTTAGATTGCCAAAAATTGATCCAGTAACAATAATATCTTTATCAAAATCATAATCTAACATTAATGTGTAATATTCTTTACCATTCTTGACTAGTTTTTGGACATCAGTAACAGTACCAAAAGCTTTTGGAATATCTCCGAACTGGTCTTGAAAAACAGTTTTGTTTATTAAATCCTCTAGATTTCCTTCAATTGCTTCAACCACAAAATTACGAGTAACACGATACTGAGCATCTGATGGATGAATCAAGTAATCACGAGGTAATATAACTTTTACATCTTTACCATATAAAACTCTGAATAATATTTCAAAAGACCTATCACTACCTTTTGAACTATAAAAATCTTTTGATTGTTTAATGAAAATATTTTCATTTAATCCATCAAATAATTTCCTATTATCAAATCCATAAGCAAATTGCTTCTTAACTTTTACAAAAAATTCTTTTAAAAATAGAGAACTTAAATTAGTAATAGTATCCCCAGAAGAATGTTCTGATATTTCACTTGTTGAAAAATTTAAGTCTTCCGTGCTCCCTACAGAGTATTCTGTAATTCCACTAAATCCACGAACACATCCACTGAAGGTATTAGATGTTTTTGATTTATAAAGAATAATTTCATCATTAACTAAAAGAAGTCCATATGATTTTGGGAATCCATCAGTATTATCAACATTTATAGTAGTATCTGAAAAAGACACATTAGAAGTTAGTTCACAACTTTCAACTAAATTGGAAAGATTATTAATTTTTACATAACTGTCAATATTTTGAATTATATCATAAGAAGATCCTTTGGATTCTAATGATTTATAATATTCAGTAAGAAGTTCAGTAACTAAAGGATAATCTTCTCTTACGAAAAGAGGAAGTTGATTCTCTACAATTGAACTAATTTTAACTCTAGTATTTTCCATTTATTACTTTCTTACTAAAGATCCATTTGCATAGCTAGAAGTTACAATATAATTTGATCCAGAAGTATCTGATCCAGATTCAATATTATCCTGTATAGTATTTACCACAATTTTACTCGTATCTATTTGTAAATATAAATCTTGTATACCTAGAACATCATTAGATTCTGGAGAAACTGAAATTTCAATAATTGGTGTTCCTCCATCACTTTTTTCTGTTTGAATGATGTTTAATGGATTTGTTGTAATTTCCCCATTCACATAATCTACAATACCAACTGAACGCTTTATAACCACTGGCTCAACATTAGAGTTAAGATAAAATAGAAAAAGATCTCCAGTTGTTTTGTTTGAATTTGGAGTATCTCCAAAATAAACGGTTTTTGAAATACCACTAATTTTAAATCCAGAAGACTTAATATTATATCCAGAACTATTTTTAATATGAAATTTATTTCTAAAACAAATCTCATATTCAGCAAATTGATTTAAAGATGCTTGTAGATCTCTACGAATTTGTATTTTTGAAATATTAGAAGTAATCGCAGAATCTGTATCATCAATTAATTTTTGATATTTACTATACTTAAATCTTGCACCATACTTGTTTAATTCTTCAGAATCCGCAAATTTGTTAATATTATTTGTTACTTTTGATTGAATTAAGTCAGAACTTATTGCAGAGTTGGAGTCATAATATACATTTGATTCAAGTTCAATATAAAGAAATTTAATATCTAATATTTCAGGAACAATACCTGCAACTGAGTATTTTCTAAGTTCTGCTTTAATATTATCTTTTATACCATTAGAAAGAAATGAACCAAAAAATGGTTTAATTGTAATAAAAACTTTTCCATACTGTGGTGGATTTAATTCTTCCCCACCAAAAGCACTTACTGATTCTGCTTCAGAATAAATTTTAGGAATTAATACTTCATAATCTGATGCAGTAACTGCTCTATTTTGTGTAGAATATATTCTTGGAGCAAAATTACGAATAGAGTTAATAGATTCTATTTCAGATCCACCAGTAGAAGATACATTTGTAGTAATTAATGATGGAGTACCAGATAAAGATTTATTTTGATTATCAATTAAAGTTCCAGAAAAATTAAATTCAGAAATTCCATTTGCACTATTACCATTAGAGATTAAATATGATACTTCAATATAATTATTATTTTCTAATTTTTTTCCAAATACTCCATCCCCAAATATAATTTCATATCTCTCATCTTCTATTTCCTGAATGAAAAATACTTTAGATGATGATGTAACATCAAGTATACTTGATGCATTTACATATCTTTGTGTACTTGTACTAGATTCTGTTTCTCTTACAGTTACTTTAATTGTAGATGTATCAACTCCTCTATTATCAATAATAAATCTTTGATTTTGTGTACTTGCATTTACGGTAAAATTTGACTTTACATAAGACCCTTCATAAACATCTATAGCATCAAATGATGCAATTTCATTAATTACAGGTACTGTAATATCATCTAATAGAGAGAATACATATCTTGACTGACCAAAACTTGTAGAATTACATATAACTCCACTCTTTAAAGTAAGAGTTTTTATAGTAGAATCATTAACTTCAACAAAAAAACTAATATTTGCCTTTGCTGCTTTTCTTGATCTTGGTATATATCCTATGTTTCTTGCTAAAGAAACAACATTTTCTCTTAATGTTGCACTATCAATAAAAACTTCATTACTCACCATATTTGCATTATATGATGCAATATACGTATTATATGCTAATACATCAATTAGAACTGATAAATTAGATCCTTCAAAATCATAGTCAGTAAAATTTGAGTTAGATCTCAAATAATCCTGAATGGATGTTTTGATCTGGTCAAAATCTAAATTTGTAAAATTGACTAGAGACATTTATCTTACTGACTGTAGTGCGAAAGATAATTCTTGAGGTAATACATCAATACCCACAATATAATATCTGATTGTTACATTAAATTCATTTGTATCATAATTTGGGGAAACATCAACAGAAATTAAATTAACTCTTGGTTCATAATTTCTGATTGTATTTGAAATCTCATCTTGTATTGCAGCAGCAGATATGTCATCAAGAGATTCAAAAAGACTTTGTGATATATTTGATCCTAAAGTCTGATTAAAAAATTTTTCTCCGGGTAACGTAAATACTAAATTGCGAATAGAACGAGCAATAGCAGTTTCATTTTTAATTGCAATTAAATCATAATTTAAAGGATTTACCTGTAGAGACAAACTAATATCTTTGAATTCTTTACTTACTCTCTCTACAGGCATAAAATACTTTGAATTCTATCTTATTTATTCAGTTAAAAATGAAGAACTAAACTGATTTTTACACTTGCAATCTTTTTCTGTTATGACTTTTGAATCATCATAATTAACTTCTTGAAGAAGTTTTTTATCTAAAGTATTATCATAATCAGTAATTAATTCAGTAGTTCCCCACATCTCCTTCATATATTGATTATTTCTATCACTTGGTTTTCCCATTTTAAATCTCCAAATTAACTATTACTATTTAACCTTTCTTTTGATGTTTTCCAAAAATAATCTTCCTCATTTCCCATACCAAGTCTTTCATATCCATTTTCAACTTGGTAATATTGAGTAGAAACTTTAAAATCTGGTTTCTTTGGTTCTTTTGGTGTTAAACTATTATCATAAATTCTCATTCTATTATTTGGATAAAGTGCAAATTGACCATTCTCAAGTTCAATTAAATTATGTGATTTATGCTCTGATGGATTTTCACTTGTTGCATAATCAATTGCATCAGGATCTTGATGATAATTATCTAAAGTGCAAATATATGTTCCTTTAATATTTCCATAATCACGAGTGTAAATCTCAAAATCCATTGAGCCAATAAATTTCTTATCTACTGCGACTACACCATAGTCCATACAATTCCAGAATTGTAAATTTGGAAGATTCATATCCGGGTCTGGAATCTCAGGACGCGACACAAATGCACTGATTGGAAGTTTATCATACATTGCAGCATACTCAGGAAGATATGTTTCAATATAAAATGCTCTTCCGGGAATAGACTTTGCACTTATCCATATTCCTTTTTCAAATTCTCCAAAACCACTTTGATGATCGGTTAAATATTCTTTTCTTACCCATACTTCTTGAGAAGGTAAGTTGCATATTAAGCAAGACATTTAAAGTTTATTTTTTTGAGTTTTTTCTAGAGAAACGAGCGATCTCGTTTTTCATAAGATCTCATAATAACTATAAATCACATAAGATCTCATAATAACTATAAGTTTCATAAGATCTCATAATAACTATAAGTTTCATAAGATCTCATAATAACTATAAGTTTCATAAGATCTCATAATAACTATAAGTTTCAT